CGCGCGCGCGGCTGGCCCGCCCTGCGCATCAACGCGGGGACGGCGCTGCGGCGCAACGGGAAAGACGGCGCCGTCCGCCCCGTGCAGCTCGCGCCGGAAGGCTGGCCCGACCTGATGGCTGTGCTGCCAGATGGCCGCGCGTGCCTGGTGGAGGCGAAGCGGCCGGGCCGGTACATGACGCCCGCCCAGGCGAACATGCTGGCCCGGCTGCGTCGCCAGGGCGCGCTCGCGCTGCTGATCTACGACGTGGCCGAGCTCGAGCGCGAGCTGCGCGCGCATGGGTACGTGAAGTGAGCACCGGGGGAGTTGGGGCGTGCGCTGCGGGCCTGCCGGAGTGCCACTGCGAGCGGGTCCACGCCGAGCTGGCGAAGGAGCGCCAGCGCGCGACGCGCTCGGAGGCCCAGCTGGCCCAGGCGCGGGCGGCGCTGGTGAAGGCTCACGCCTGCGCGACGCTGCGCGACGATGGGACCTGCGACGGCTGCTTCGTCAGCGCCGCCCTCTCGCCAGCGGCGCCGTCGGAGGGGACATGATGGCCGATCAAGTCTGGGCCGAGGAAGGCGGGATCATGGTGCGCGCGGAGCGCGTGGGTGGTCGGGTCGCCATCACGATTATGGACGTGAGCGGCGGTGGGAACCGACCACTGGCGACCGCGACGCTGGGTGGCTGGCGATGGGACCGACTGGTCGCAGCGGTGGCCGACGCGCCAGCGGCGCCGGGGGAGTCACAGTGAGCGAACGTAGCGTCAACACGAGCCGCAAGAAGGGCAAGGTGCGGCACAACAAGCGGTGGGAGCGGCCCTCGACGCGGCGGCGGCAGGCGAAGGCAAACGGCGCGCGCGGCGTCCCGTTGAAGCGGTGTCGCAACTGCGGTCGGCTCGCGCCGCCATCGCGGATGGCCCGCAAGTGTCTGTGTCTGCGAAAGCGCTCCGCGCCAGCGGCGCCGGGGGCGGGGACGTGAGCGCGCCGATCCTGACGGCGGCCGACCTGGCGACGATCAAGGCCAAGGCCGAGAAAGTCTTGGCCCAGCTCCACGCGCCGCTGACCGAGGAGGAGCTCGACTCCTACGAATACGCCGGGATTCGCGAGGGCACCCGCAAGCTTGTGATCGTGGACTACTCGGAGCGGACCATCCTCGGCCTCTGCGCCACCCTCGACGCCGCGCTGGCGGCGCTGTATGACCTCACCCAGACGCCATTCGAGGACGTCTTCGTCGAGAAGCACGCCGCGATCCTCGCCGTCGCCCGGGAGAGCGCGCCGTGACCGACACCGAGCGGACTCTCGTCGTCGACCTGCTCAAGGCCGCAGCCAAGATCGTCGAGCCCGAAGTCGCCTGGCTTGAGCCGCCGGTCCTGATGGGCTTTACCGTCGCGGAGCTGCACGAGCTGCGGCGCTTCGTGGACCTCTACGCGGTCGCCGGCATCGGCGCCGTGGTCGAGCTTGCTAAGCGCGGCCTCGATCACGTGGGGAGAGCGACGTGAGCGAGCCGATGCGGTTCGACGTTGTCAGCGCCGAAATGCCCGTGGACCGCTACGGCGTCGAGGTCAAGCTGGTGCACGAGGGCACGCCGCTCACGCTCTGGATCGACGGGTGGCGCTACATCGGTCAGACCGGATCGTGTGTCGAGGAGCGGATCATCGCGCTCACCGCGGCCTCGCTTGCCGAGTGCCGTGACGTCGTCCCGGACGGCACGCCGGTGCACGTGCGCGGCCTCGGCTGGTTCTGCGCCGCATGACCGACCGCTTCCTCGCCGGTGTCTGTCACGCCTGCGGGCGCGGCGCGGATGAGGTGCCGAGGTGGTACGCGCTGGTCGACCTGGCCGATCGCTGGTGCGTCTCGCCGAGAACCGTCCAGGCGTGGCTACGAGACGCGCGCGCGAAGAGCAAAGGCCCGACGGCTGAGCAGTATGACATGCGCCGCACCGGGCGCGCGTCCGTGCGCCGCATTCTGCTTCGCGCTGACTACGCGGTTTTCCTGCACACCTGGCACCGGATGCGCGTCCTTGGTGTGCGAAGCCAGGGGTTACACCCACGGAGTCGGTCAGAACGTCGGCCCAGGCCGTGAACGGAGGACGAGGTTTGACGACTTCGCCGAAGAAACGCGATCCTGCGCGGCGTGGAGCCTCTGATCGTCGTCACGTCGATCCAGTCGAGTACGACTTTCACGCGAAACGGAGCTGGGCGTGGCGCAAGGTAGAAGCGCTCGGCCGCTCCGCGAAGAAGGAAGAGGTGCAGCTCGCCGCGCTGCGCGAGTTCCTCAAGCGCACCGACCCGGAGCCGAAGAGCGCCGATGAGCTCGACACGCTCAAGGCCGAGCTCGAAGCCGCCCAGCGGCGAGGCCTCACCGTCAACATCGCCATCGTCACCGGCAGCGCCAGCAGCGGCAACGGCCACGGAGCGCACGCTGTACGCGAACCTGCGCCCGACAGCGGAGAGATTCGCATTGTCAGTGGCAACGGGGGCGGCGCGTGAAATCTACTGCTACGGCGCGCGCGGCGACGGCAAGAGCATCGCGGCGCTGTGGGGCCAGGTCATGCACGCCGTCGAGCACAAGCGCCACGGCTTCGCGCTCCCGGTCATCTGGCTCGGCATTCGTGACACCTTCCGCAATCACGAGCTGACGACCCACAAGAGCCTCACCAACCCGCTCTGGGACGGCCGATGGCGGCTCGTCAAGGGCGGCAAGGTTGGGCTCTTCACCCTCGACGGTCTGCCGCTCGTCCGCTTGGAGCTGATCGGCGTCGATTCGCCGAGCGACGCCGACCGGGCCCGCACCGAGTGCCACGGCATCTGGGTCGACGAGCCCTCGCCGGCCATGGGCGTGTCGGGCGGCATCAGCCGCGATCTGTACGGCATCGCGTTGAGCTCGCAGCGCTTGGAGACGCACGCCCGCGTCGCCATGCTCACCAGCAACGCGCCCGATGAGATGGACTGGACGTGGCAGCGCTTCATGGAGAACCGCGAGCCGGGCACCATGGCGTTCCACATCCCGGCGGGCGAGCGCGCTAGCGAGGAGTACCGCCGCGAGCTGGAGGTGGCCTACCGCGATCGACCCGACCTGATGCGCCGCCTGGTCCAGGGCTTGCCCGGTGCCGTGATCCTCGGGGCCCAGGTTGCCGAAGGCTTCAACGAGGAGCTGCACGCGCCGACCGGGATGCCGCTCAAGATCGAGCGCGACCAGCGCGTCTACATCGGCCAGGACGGCGGGCTATCGCCCACGTGCGTCATCGGCCAGCGGGTCGGGCCGTGGGTGCGCATCCTCGCTGCGCTCCGGACCGAGCATGGGGGCATCAAGCAGCACTTCGAGTACCTCGTGCGGCCGTGGCTCGCGGAGTTCACGCCGTGGGTGTTCCGCAACCCGGAAGCCCTGCGCGTCTTCTATGACCCGTCGATGAACGTGGACGACGAGGGCGACAGCACGAACAACAGCGTGCGCATCATGCGCTCGCTCCTACCGGGGATCTACGCGCCCGGCCCCGTCGACTGGGAGCGCCGCAAGAACCCGATGCTGGCCGTCTTCAACGCGATGGCCGAGGGCCGGCCGGTCCTGTCGATCGACCGCGGCCAAGCCCGCGGCCTCGTGCGCGCGCTCGTCGGCGGCTGGCACTACCCGACGGCCGCCAATGGCATGGTGACTCGCGACAAGCCCGTCAAGGACCATCCGCACAGCGACTACGGCGACGCCTTCTGCTACCTCGTCGGTGGCGTCGCCCCGCTGCGCGAGCCGCGCACCGTGCCCCGCGAGGCCTACGCGCGCACGGAGTTCAGCGTGCACACCTACCGCAGCGGTGGCCCCCAACGCTTTGCCGGCGCCGCCCAGCGCTACGCCGAGACCGGGAGGGACTGATGGCCGAGAAGTTCGTGATGCAGTGCAAGAAGTCGGCGCAGACCGGGACGACCGTGACCCTGGTGCCCGACGACAACGTGGGCGAGGGCCACCCGCTCGATCTCGCCTTCACGCAGGCCGTGCTCACGTTCGCGGCCACGCCGACACGCATGTACGGCGCCGCGGCGGCCGATGGCCGGAAGTACCGGGTCACCGTCGAGGAGTACACGTAGCCCGCGCGATGCAGCCCATCCGCGTCGAGCTGCACGTCTTCGTCCACCAGGGCGGCCCGGAGGCCGTTCTCGAGGCCCTCTTCACCCTCACGCGAAAGGTCGACGCCATGGCCGCGGAGCTGGATCGCCTCACCACGGAAGTCTCGGAGACCAACGGCGCCATCGACAGCGCCATCGTGCTGATCAAGGGCTTCTCGCAGGCGCTCAAGGACGCGATTGCCTCGGGCAATCCGCAGGCGCTCAAGAACCTCGCCGACAGCCTGGACAGCAAGCAGACCGAGCTGGCCCAGGCGGTCGCCGACAACCCGCTGCCGACCCCGCCGACCCCGTAGGACCGATGCCGCTCTCGGGCGCGCGCTACCGAGTCGCCACGACCGCCACGGGCAAGCACGTCCGCCTGGCGTTCAAGAACGGCAAGGTGGTCGAGGCCAAGAACCTCGCGACCGGGGCGACGCACACCCCAGGCGAGTTCGCCCGAGAGCGGCGGCACCGCAAGACGATGCTGACGAGGCACCGATGATGCGCTGCCCCTACTGCGAGGGCCAGATGGTCGGAGAAGCGCGGGATCGTCGACCGGCTGGTGGCGTACTACTGCCTGGTCGCGGGCAAGGCCTGCCGCTCGACGCTCGCCATGGTGGCCGCGTGAAGCTCCCCGAGTTCTGCGCCTGTGGGAAGTACAACCTGGCGCAGAGCGGGCGCGCGCTCACCATCGACCACCCGGACCGCCTCGGCCAGGAAGTGCATAACCTGTGGGGCTGCGCGCGCTTCGAGCACGGGCGCGCCGTGCAGCTCAGTGGCCCCGACGCCGTCCTCGACCCTCGCCCGGGCCAGCCCGTCGCCCTGTGGGAGACGTTCTGATGGCCGACGAGGTCCTCAGCCCGCGCCGCCGTCGCCCGCGGTCGACCACGGTCCGCGCCCTGGGCGGCCACGTCCAGCCGCTCGGGGGCCGCGAGCCGCGCCTGGGCGGCAGCCGCGAGCTGCTCGGGGCCTCGGGCCAGGACCAGCACCTCGACGACGAGCTCGCCCTGCGCCGCGAGGGCCTGAGCCTCGCCCCCAGCCTGCTCGGGGGTGGTGAGCTGTTCGCCCCGTCATTCGGCCCGCCAGCGGGAAGCGAGGGGGCCCAGGGAGGCGATGGCGGCTCCCCCGGCAGCGCGCCCGGCGATCCCGCCGATGCGCCAGGTCCGTCCACCGATGCCCCTGACGCCGGTGGTGGCGTCTCGGGCGTGTTCTAGGAGGCGGTCATGAAGGCGTACATCGGCGCCAAGATCATCCTGGCCGAGCCGCAGGAGAGAGCGGTCGACGGCAAGCCGGGCTATCGGGTGGTGTACCCCGACGGTTACGAGTCATGGTCCCCCGCCGCGACCTTCGAGCAGGCCTACCGCGAGATATCGGCCGACGAGCGCGCGCTGGTCGGGAGGAACCGGTGAGGCCCGGCACCGAGCCCTGGGAGCCGGCCCCCAACGCCCGACGCTTCTTCGGCGGGGGCTCGCCGGGCAGCCCGCCACCGGTGGCCACCCCGCCGCGGCAGGACGACAGCGCGGTCAAGGCCGCCCAGGCCCGGGAGCGCGCAGCGGCCCGCGCGCGCCGCGGCCGCCGCTCGACCATCTTGACCTCGCCCGGCGGCAGCGACGAGCCGACGGTCCAGGGCACCAGCCGCACGCTGCTCGGCGGGGGCGACTACTGATGCCGGCCAAGGCTTGGGCACTGCCGCGCAGCGCGCACACCAAGTTCACCGTGCGCGAGCTCGTGCTGATCGAGGCCTATCGCCGCGGCCTGATCCTCCTGCGCAAGAGCCGCGCGAAGAAGCGCGCCCCCAAGGCCTGATGGCCGTCGAGCGCGCGACTGTCGAGAAGCTGGCCAAGCGCCGGCGCGAGCTCTGGGCCCGGCAGGAGACCGCGCGCGAGGTGTGGCAGGAGCTCGCCGACTACGTCAACCCCAACCGGTCGAGCATCACCGTCGACCGCACGCCGGGCCAGAAGCGCACCGACAAGCTCTTCGAGTCCTCGGGCCCGCACTACGCGAACCTGCTGGCCGCGAGCCTGGCCGGCACGCTCATCTCCAGCGCCCAGAAGTGGTTCGACCTGGAGACGCGCCAGCAGGACCTCAACGAGCTCAAGCCGGTCAAGGACTGGCTGGAAGAGGTCGCGGACGTCACCTACCTCGCTCTCAACCAGAGCAACTTCACGAGCGAGGCCACCGAGACCCTGCTCGACCTGGTGTGCTTCGGGACCGGCTGCCTCTTCATCGAGACCAAGCCGGCGAGCGCCCCCAACGTCTTCCCCGGGCTCCAGTACCAGGCCATCCCGATCGGCGACTACGCCATCGCGGAAGGCCCCGACGGGCGGGTCAACACGCTCTATCGCCGGCTGCGCATGACAACCGGCTCGGCGCGCGCGCTCTTCGGCGACGACAAGCTCGGCCCCGACCTGCTGGAGAAGGCCGCCAACCGGCCCGACGACCCGCTCGACGTGTACCACGCGGTCTACCCGCGCGAGGGCGCGCCGCGCAAGGGCCGGATGCAGTCCACGCTCCGGATGCCCTTCGCGTCCTGCTACTTCACCGAGCAGCCGATGCGCGTGCTCGAAGAGGGCGGCTTTCACGAGTTCCCCTTCGCCGTGCCGCGCTGGCGCAAGATTGCGGGCGAGGTCTACGGCCAGGGCCCGGCGCACATCGCGCTGCCCGACATCCGCACGCTCAACGAGGCCAAGCGCCTGTACCTCGAAGCCGCGACGCTGGCCATTCGGCCCCCGCTGCTCGAGCAGAACGACGGGACCTCGCAGTCCCTCAGCCTGGAGCCGGCGGCGCGCAACGTGGTCGAGGACGTCGACCGCAGCGTCAAGCCCATGGACCTGGGCGGGCACTTCGACGTGGCCGCCATGCTCACGCGCGACCTCAACCAGGCCATCGCCGAGCTGTTCTTCATCCCGCAGCTTCGCCTGAAGGACTCGCCGGCCATGACGGCCACCGAGGTCGTGCAGCGCCAGGAAGAGACGCAGCGGCTCCTGGGCCCGACCGCCGGGCGCCTGCACTCCGAGATGCTGACCCCCACCGTGGAGCGGACGGTCGCCCTGGAAGCTCGGGGCGACGCGCTCCCACCCATGCCGCAGGAGCTCGCCGAGTCCGACGCGGACATCGACGTCACCTACGAGGGCCCGCTGGCGCGCGCGCAGAAGGCCCTCGACCTGGTCGCCATCGAACGGACCATGGCCTACGTCTCGGCCGTGTTCCCCATGAAGCCCGAGGTCCTCGACCTGTACGACTTCGACGCGATCGGGCGCCACGTCGGCGCGGTCACGGGCCTGCCGTCCAACCTCGTCTTCGATCCCAAGTACGTCGAGCAGATTCGCGCGGCCCGCGCCAAGCAGCAGCAGGGGCAGGCGATGCTGCAACTGCTCCAGGGCGGCGCGGAAGCTGCCGGGAAAGCCGCTCCGATGGCCCGCGTGCTGAGCGACGCCGCGGGCAACCAGGCAGGAGTCGCAGCCTGATGGCTGACCCCGTGACCCCGCGCCACTACGCCGAGGTCTTCGAGGGCGAGCTCGGCCGCCGCGTGCTCGACGACATCCAGCGCGAGGGGTTCGTCTACCACCGCCTCAAGAAGGGCGACGTCGTCGATGAGGGCGCGAGCGTCTTCCGCGACGGCGCCCGCTCGCTGGCGCTCTGGATCGCCGAGCGCGTCCGCGAGGGCCGCCAGGCGCGCGAGCCGCTCGAGCTCGTCGCCCACACCACCGACAACCCGAGGGAGAGCAACCATGGCTGACCCGACAACCGACGGGCCCGACCCCGGGCAACCCGCGGCCGGGGCCGACGGCGCCCCGTCGACCGGCGCGCCCGCTGCACCGAGCCGAGGCACGGCCGCGACCCGCGGCGCCGCCCCCGCGCCTGGCGCTTCCCCGGCGCCGAGCCCTAGCCCGGTTGGCACCGGCACTCCCGCAGGGCAGGGGGCACCTTCGCCGACCGATCCCAACGCGCCGCCGGCCGGCCCGTGGCGCGCCAGCTTCAAGGACGAGGCCGTGAAGGGCGCGCGCACCCTCGACAAGTTCGCCGATCCCGAGGCGCTGGCCAAGGGCTACGTCGAGCTGGAGAAGCTCAAGGCCCCGGGCGCCGACGCCAAGCCCGAGGAGCTGGAGCGCTGGCGCAACCACATCGGCGTGCCCAAGGACCCCACGGGCTACATCCCGCCGGCCGCGCCCGACGGCAAGCAGTGGGAGCCGGGCGCGCTGAAGTTGGCGCAAGAGCGCTTCCGCGCCGCGGGCCTCATGCCCTGGCAGGCCGAGAGCGTCTTCAAGCTCTACAGCGAGTACACCGAGAACCAGCTCGAGATCACGCGCCAGGGCTTCGCCCAGGGCCTCAAGGGCCTCGAAGAGGAGTGGGGCGCCGACCAGTTCGCGCGCAAGTCCACGCTCTCGGCGAAGGCCGTCGCGTACCTCGAGGAGTCCTCGGGCATGAAAGGCCAGCTCACCGAGTGGCTGGAGGCGACCGGCCAGGGCGATAACCCGCTCTGGGTCCGCGCGCTGGCCGGCGTCGGCGAGCTGCTCGAAGAGCACCGCCTGATCGACGGCACGCTGCCCGGGATGCCCGGCCGCGCCGACGCCCAGGCTGAGCTGGAGCGCATCAAGGCGGACAAGGCCCACCCGGCGCATCACCCGGGCGCCCCCGGCCACGCGGAAGCGCACGCCCGCTACATGGGCCTGTATCGCACGGTCTACGGGACCAAGGAGGTCACGCCGACCGCCGGGTAGCACCGCCGCACCGCCGAACAGTGCCGGGCAAGCGCGCGAGCGCCCCGGCCGCAGTCGAGCGCCCCGTCAAGGCGTAGAAGGGTCCGGACGGCCGGGCAACCCTTCGCAACGGCAGGGAACAAGTCCTGACGCTGTGAAGGAGTTTCCGCCATGGCTCTCCAGAACGAAGCGTGGTTCATCCACGCCGTCGACGGCAACGTCACCCATCTCGCGCAGCAGAAGACCGCGAAGTCCAGCGGCACCTGCCGCCTCAAGATGGGCGTGACGGGCAAGACCTACCCCTTCAACCGGCTCGACGCGGTCGAGATGCAGCTCATGACCACGCGGGACGGCCAGACCCAGTACGCCAACCCGCCCCAGACCAAGCGGCGCGCCACCCTGCGCGACTTCGCCATCGCCGTCCTCGTGGACGACTTCGACGAGGTCCGCACCCTCACGTCCCCGGAGAGCGAGTTCGCGCAGATGCTCGCGTACGCGCGCGTGCGCAAGGTTGACGACTTCCTCTTCGGCCCCACCAGCGCCCAGACCGGCGGCCTGCTCGGCATCGCGCAGACCGTCGACGAGGCGGGCGAGACCACGGGCACCCAGGCGATCACGCAGACCATCGCCAACGGCGGCACGGGCATGACGATGGCCAAGGTCCGCACGGCCATCGGCTTCCTCGACGGCAACGACGTCGACGACGAGGACCGCTACGCGGCGGTCAGCCCCGAGGGGATCCTCGACCTCCTGGCCGACAGCACCGTCACCAGCTCCGACTACTCCACCCTGCGCGCCCTGGAGTCGGGCACGTTCCCCATGGACGCGACGTGGATGGGCTTCAAGTGGCGCAAGACGACCCGCCTGCCCAAGGCCGCCAACATCCGCTCCTGCGTCTTCTGGCAGAAGCAGGCCGTCGGGTGCGCGATCGGTCTCATGACCGGCGTGGACATCTCCAAGAACCCCGAGCGGTGGAATAACACCCAGCTCATCCAGAAGCTCTCCGGCGGGGCCGTGCGGATCGACGAGCGCGGCGTCGTCCAAGTAGACATAGACGAGTCGGTTTGACCCATGCCGACGACCGCTGAACTCGCATGGGTGGCCGGCTTCCTCGAAGGCGAAGGCTCGTTCTGCGGGGGCAAGGCCGGGCAGATCACCGTCTCGGCCGTGCAGGTTCAGGCCGAGCCACTCGTGCGGATTCAGCGGCTCGTCGGAGGGCACCTGTACCAGTACATCAACAACCACGGTCGCGCGTACTTCCGCTGGACGCTCAACGGAACGCACGCGATCGGGCTGACCTTCACGCTCTTCACCTGGCTCTCGCCGCGTCGCCGCGCCCAGGCCACCGCGATGGTCGCGACCTGGAAGGTCATGCGCCGAGACAACCGCTTCAAGACCCATTGCCCGCGCGGCCACGAGTACACCCCCGAGAACACCTACCGGTACGGCTCAAGCCGGAAGCGGCACTGCCGGACGTGCGTGTTCACGGTTTACCCAGCAACTCGCCGCGCGAAGGAGGCCTAACGTGGCAACCGTCTACTCGGACCAGCTCACCAGCATCCGCAGCAACCGCCGCGTCAAGCCCAACGAGGCCGGCGGCGGTCGGCTCATGCCGATCTTCTGGAACTTCGCCTCGCTGCCGGCGGGCAACATCGCCGACGTGCTCGTCTGCGGGATCATCCCCAAGGGCGCGCGCGTGCTGTACGGCCTGGAGTGCCACAGCGCGCTGTCGTCGGGCGCGGGCACGGCCACCGGCTCCTACGGCACCTACCTCATCGGCTCTGACGGCGTGACCCTCGGCGCCGTCGACAGCGCGGCCCGCTTCCTGGCCGCGTCGTCCTTCGAGGCGGCCGGCTCCACCGTGCTCGCCAACACCATCGCGCTCGGCCACGGCTTCGAGGCCACGGCCGACGTCTTCCTCGTCTGCGTCAACTCCGTCGAGGCCTTCGCGACGGCCGGACAGGTCACGGGCTTCCTGGCCCTCGCGCTCTAAACCGATCCGCTCGGCGCCGGCCGCTCGTGACGGGCCGGCGCCCATGAGGTACGCATGGCCGTCATCACCGCGACCCAGGTCAAGGGCCCACTCGATGGAGTCGGCTTCACCTTCCGCTGGGGGCCCTTCACCAGCGGCGACACGTGCGCGCCGCTCGCGGTGGCGCACAAGGGCGACAAGACCATTCACATCTACGGCGAGTTTGGCGGGGGCCAGCTCCGCGTCGAGGGCACGTTGCTCCCCGACGGGCCCATGACGCTGCTCCGCGACGCGGGCCTGATCGTCCTCGACAACATCGGCAGCAACGTCATCCGCGAAGTGCTCCAGCTCACCGGGTACATCGGCTGGGTGCTCACCGGCGGCGCCGCGGCCAACCTCACCGTCGACCTGCTCATCATGGGCCGCTGAGGAGAGGCCACCCCATGCCCGAGCGTCCCACCATCCCGAGCATCACGGCGGCCCTCGATGGCGCCGAACAGCAGCTTCGCATCTGGACGCGCGCGCGCGACGTGCTGCTCGCCGCGCGCGACGTTGAGCAGCTCGCGGTCGAGGCGCCCGACCGGGCCGCGACCTTCAAGACCCTCAAGGAGCAGGCCGAGCGCGACTACGCGGCGGCCCTCAAGCGGCGCGACGACGCGGTCGCCGAGGCCGCGAAGGCCAGGGCGGCCACCGACGCGCAGCTCGCCGACAACCGCCAGCGGCTCGACAAGGCCCTGGCCGATGGGGCCGCGGCCATCGACCGCGCCCGCGCCGACCTCGAAGCCGAGATCGCCCGCATCAACGCCGAGACCGCGAGAGCCCGCACCGAGGCCGAGGCCGAGCTCGTCGACATCCGCAACGAGACGCAGATCGCCCGCGGCCATCTCCAGGACGTCACCGCCAGACTCGACGCGATCAAAGCGTCGCTGGCCTGAGAGGGGGGAGCCACCGTGTTCCACTTCGACATCGCCAACGCGATCACGACCAACGGCACCACGCAGACGGAGAGCGACCACCTCCGGCTGCTGACCAAGAACGCCTCGCCGCAGGAGACGGTCAAGATCATCAGCCTCACGGGCTTCTTCCGCTTCAACACGGCCGGCGGCGGCGGCTTCCGCTTCAAGACCTTCGCCACGGCATCGTCGGCTGGGTCGAGCGCGACCCCGGCGCCGCGGCATCCCTCGGGCCCAGCCGCGAGCTGCACCGCCTTCACGGGCCCGACCCCGGGCGCGACCCCGGTTGTCCGCATGGGCGTCGGCGCGGCGCAGACCGGTGGCACCGGCGGCGACGTGGCGCTGGAGCCCAACAACGCCATCACGCTCTTGCCCTACGCGGGCGCGAACGGCAACGGCGACGTCGTCTCGATCGCCAACGGCATCAACGTCCCCGGCGACTACACCCTCGTGTTCGGCGAAGGCTAGGAAAGGAGACCCGCGATCATGGCCGAAGAAGTCTTCAAGATGCTCGTCCCCAACGACCAGGAGGGCTACTCCGTCTGGGAAGGGGCCCTCTGCTCCGCGTGCTTCCGGTCCTGCCGGCCCGGGAACGCGCGCTGCATCCCGCCGATCAACATGGAGCACCCGCTCTCCCTCGGGCGTGTCGACGAGGCCTACGCCAAGCGCAAGGGCTTCGGCTACGCCGACGTGACCTTCTTCGACGTCCACTCCGGCAACCCCAAGAACAGCGAGTTCAAGCGCATGGCCGTGAAGTGCGAGTTCTGCGGGCGCGCGCCCGACGACACCGGCGGCGAGCTGCCCAAGGACCGCGACCCGGTCTACCAGAGCTTGCAGGCCGGACAGGCCGCCGCGGCGGCGGTGCAGGCCGAGGCGCGCGCGTCACACGGCGGGAGCCTGTGAGCCTGCGGCAAAGCCTCGACCCCGAGAACCCGCTGGCGATGTGGGACTGGGTAGGCTTCGGCCTACCCAGTGCCCTGCTCACCGGGACCCACCGGGACAAGGGCTCCACGATCGACTGGCGCACGGGCGAAGTGCGTCAACGGATCTTCTGCGTCGGCTGCGGCGTCGAGGTCGGGACCATTCGCGGGTGGGACTGCGTCATCTACTTCTGCGACAAGTGCGAGCACCTCGGGGCGTCGCTGATCTTCCCGGAGTGCTCGCCCGCCTACAACCAGTACCTCGAGCACCAGCTCGCCGAGGCCCGGCGCGCCGGCTAGCCCATGTCGCCGCTCCCCACGATTGCCCCCGGAGAGTGGAAGGTCATCAGCGTCAACACGCTGAGCGACGTATTCTTCCGCCAGGGCGGCGTCGACGTCACCCTGCTCAAGGGCGGCAACAACCAGAACAACGAGCTCGCGGCGTGGAACAGCGCCAGCTACGATACCACCAGCGACCTCCTGGTGCTGCCCGCGGTCGGCGGCGACGCGGACGGCGCGGACAACGGCATCTACCCCTTCTCCGTCCTCGGGGACCAGGCGTGGCACCGCGCGCTCGATCCGACCGTCAACCTCATCCCGAACAAGAACGCGACGCCGACCCCGCCGAGCACCGCCAGCGTTTACGTCGACACCGCCGGGCAGTACGGCCCGGTCAACGGCACCTTCCCCTGCTCGCGGCACACGTACTACGGTCTCGAGTTCATGCCCAGCGTCGGGCGCCATCTGGTCTTTGGCGGCGTCACCTGGCCCACGCCGGCGGCCGGCTTCTGTGACCGCTACTGGGAGGCCACGGCCGGCCTCGCGAGCGGGAGCTGGGCGCTCGCCCCCGACGTGCTCAACCAGAGCGGCCAAGACCAGCAGACCGGCTACGCGAGCGCCTGGGACTCGTTCAACAAGCGCGTCGTCTACCGCAACCTCGGGCGCGTGCTGAGCTACAAGCCGACGCTGCCGGCCGGCTCGCGGCGCGTCGCCATCGAGACCAACATCGGGAACGAAGTGCAGGAGGGCGGCAGCCAGTACAACTGCGCGTGCTACGACCCGCTGCGGCACCGCTTCGTCATCTTCGGTCTCTCTGGCGGCAACGTCGGCTCGACGGGCGGCCTGGGCGCGAGCTTCTACGACATGGCGCGCTTCGCCGATGGCAGCGTGCCGCGCACGCAGCTCGTCGCCGCGGGCGGGGCCGCCTGGCCCGGCGGGGCCATGTCCTGTTACTACGATCCGCGCGAAGATCGTTATGTCCTCTGGAACGGTGGGCAGACCTTTACCAAGGTCAACCCGGAGACCGGCGCGATCACCACCGAGACCGGCACGGGTGCGAATCCAGGCGGCACCTCTGGCCTGGCCTTCAACAAACTCCGCTACAGCCCGAACCTCGACCTCTGCATTGTCGTCGTCAACGCGACCAGCGCGGTCTACGCCTACCGCCCGCTGCGGGCCAGCCCGGTCTCCGTCACCATCGGCAAGTTCAACATGCTCGACATCCCGACCGATCCCAACGTCGGGTTCCCGTCGAGCGGCAACTACAAGCACGGCAACATCAAGACCAACCCGCTCACCGGCCGCGTGCACTTCATGGCGGGCGATCACTCGACGGGCGGCATCCCGTCGGACTATCGCCAGGTCCAGTACAGCTGCGACCTTCAGGCGCGCATCGCGGCGGGCACCCCGAACGCCGGGTGGGCCCGCGAGCACACGGATTGCCCGGTCGACGGCACCGAGACGATCCCCAAGCACCCCGACCACGTCGGGTTTTCGTGGGATGGGCGGCGCGGCATCTTCTGGATGATGCCCGGCCTCATGGTCATCAACAACAATGCCCCGGCCAACTGCACGGGGGAGACCACCGCCGAGGCGGACGACCCGCAGTTCAAGTGGTACCACGTCATGACCTTCGATCCGGTCACGAAGCGATGGACCGATCGCGGGAACAACGTCGACGCAACCTTCGTGCCGCCCGTGGCCTACAACAACACCTGGCACGGGGATTACGACCGCGTCCGGAACCGCATCCTGCGAGTCACCGAGGTCGGCGGCAGCGCCTTCTCGTGCTTCTACCAGCTCACGAGCGACGCCGTCATCAACAGCGGCACCTGGTCGCGCGTCGACATGGGCCTCAACACGGCGGCGCGTCAGTGGCGCGCGGACAAGCCGCAGATCGCCATCGACTGGGTCGGCCGCGTGGCCTACTTCATCGACCCCTCGACAGGCAACGGGGGCCGCTTCGGGCGCATCAACCTAGACACGGGGCTCACCACCGACTTGGGCTTCATCCCGTTCCCGCTCAAGATCGACGAGGTCTCCGGCCAGTACTATCCCATCGTCTTCGACACCTGGAACCGCGTTGTCCACACGATCGCGCCCACGTCCTTCCAGCTCTGGACCTACGTTCCGGGGAATCCCGGCCAGACTGGCGCGGGCGCGTGGAACCCGACGCCGCTCGGGACCGCAGACACCGAGCCGCCTGGCCTCGGCAGCCTGCTCGCCGCGCGCGTGCTCGGGTACGACATCACCAACAACCTCATCATCGGCATCGGACGCGAGCCCGGCACGACGACGAAGTTCTGGGTCAGCCGCTACGGTGGCACCTTTGCCCCGCCGGCCAGCGACGTCACGAGCCCGACGGTCACGATCGACTCGCCCGCCAACGGTGCGACCGTGTCCGGCACCATCACGATTCAGGCCACGGCGACCGACAACGTCGGCGGCGCGGGGATGCGCGGCGTCCAGTTCAAGCGCGACACCACCATTAACATCGGCGCCGAGGACACCACCGTCCCCTACAGCGCCGTGCTCGACACGACGACGCTGGCCGATGGCCCTCATACCCTGCACGCGATCGCCACCGACCTCGCCCCGATCCCGAACACCGCCCAGGCCGTCATTACCGTCTTCGTCGACAACGTCCCGGTCCCAGCCCTCACCAACCTCTCGCCGTCGAGCGGCCCGCCAGGCACGTTGGTTACGCTCACCGGCACCGGCTTCGGCGCGGTGCAGGGGACCAGCTTCGTCACCTTCGGCGGCATCCCCGCGGCCGTGACCTCGTGGACGAATACCGAAATCACCATCGTGGTCCCCGACCTGTCCCCCAGCAACTACAGCGTCTTCGTGACCACCTCGGGCGGGTCGAGCAATTCGCTGCCCTTCACGATCCCCGTGCCGCTGTCCGGCGGGGCGCGCTCGCCGATCCTCGTCACCCGCCTGCGGGCCTGGGCCTAGGCCATGGCCGTCGTCACCCTGCAAGCCTCGCAGTACGACGTCGACACGTCCCTCGGGTCGCCGCGCAACACCAGCTTCAACGTCGGCACGGGCAGCGACCGGCTGCTGATGGTGCACGTCGCCGTCAACGGCTCAGTCGACGCGCTCACCGTGGCCTCCTGCACCTACGGCGGGCAAAATCTCACGCAGCTCGGCTCGACGCTGACCGACCCGACCGGCGCGCGCAACTACATCCTGTACCTGATCGCCCCGCCGACCGGCTCGAACACTCTGCATCTCGTCTACAGCCCGAGCGGGAGCAACGCGCGCACGACGCTCGCCGCGGCCTGGAACGGCGCGCACCAGACCACCCCGCTCGGCACGCTCAAGACGGCGACCGGCGCCTCGGCGACCGCCCTGGTCAGTAGCATCGGGGCGACCGGCGAAGAGCTCGTGTTCGACTTCATGATGTCCGACACCTCGAGCGGCTGGACCAAGCACGCCAGCCAAACCTTCTTTTCGCAGAACACCACGCAAAAGGCCGTGTTCTCGTCGACCAAGCAGGCCGCGAGCGCGATGCAGTGGGACCAGGGCGGCGCGGGCGGCAACTGGGGAATCATGGCCTACGCCATCAAGCCCATCGACACGGCGGTCGTCGAGGGCCTCGCCGGGAGCGGCCACATCATCCGCCTGCCGCGGCGCAAGTGGAGCTTCTAGGTGGCTGACCTGCGCGTCATCGGCTGGCAGGAGTTCCGGGCCGACCGGGTCCACTACCTGCACAAGCACAACACCACGCACGAGGTCTCGACCAGCTCCACGCCCGTCACGATCACCCCGGTCGACGCGTCGGCCGAGAGCTACCGGACCATCGGCTGGCAGGAGTTCAAGGCCGAGCGCGTCCACGTCCACCGCCTGTTCCCGCCGGGCGCCTTCGACGACTCCGTCTCGGTCAACCAGCCCGTCGAGGTCGAGACGCCCGGCAGCCAGATCAACGGCCGATGGCGCCCGCCGGTCTGGAAGCGCAGCCGCTACCTGTACAACCCCGCCCAGGATCTCGACGGCGCGCCGCCCGACGTGGGCAGCGCCGATGGCACCGAGCCGAGCGTCTCGCTGCGCCTCATCGCGTGGCAGGAGTACCGCGTGCCGCCCGAGCGCCTGCGCTACCTCTACGCGGCCGGCGCCTACGACGAGAGCGCCAACGTCGAGCCCGACACCTACACGCCCGTCACCATCCGGCCGGAGTGGCGCCACAGCCTCGGCAACCCGCCGCTACGCACGCTCGCCTACCTGCACCGGGGCGCGACCGCCGACGAGGGCTTCATCGGCGGCCAGGAGCACCCGCACGGCATCGTCAGCGGCAAGTGGACCCCGCCGCGGCACTCGATGCGCGTCCTCGCCTATCTCCAGCACGGCATCCCCGGCGACGACAGTGCAGCCCCGCCGCCCAGCGGCATCAAGGCGATCTATATTCCGACGTTCCGCCCGCGGAGGCGTTGAGCCCATGGCATCCATCGTCGAGCTGTGCTCGCGCGCGCTGATCCAGGTCGGCCAGGCTCCCATCACGGACCTCGCCGAGAACAACCGGCGCGCCCAGACCTGCGCGGCCGAGTTCCGCGACACCCTCGACGAGCTGATCGTCGAGCACCCGTGGAACCCCACGCAGGTCCGCACGTCGCTCGTCGCCCTGGCCGAGGCGCCGGCGTTCGACTACGCCTACGCCTTCGAGCTGCCGGCCGACCCGTACAGCCTCGTGGTCTACGAGACCAGCCTGCAAGACGGCGAGCGCTGGTCGATCGAGGGGCGGACCCTGGTCGCCGACAGCAGCGCCGTGTCGATCCTCTACGGGGGCCGGCCCGCCTCGACGCAGATTCTCTCGCCGCTGATGGCCGAGGCGCTCGTGTACCGCCTGGCCAAGAAGATCGCCTTCCCGCTGACCGGCAAGCTCAGCGTGACCGAGGCCATGCAGAAGCTCTACACGCTGGCGCTGGCCGCCGCGCGCTTCGCCGATGGGAAAGAGTCGTCGCCGCGCAGCTACCGGACCTCGACGTTGACGCGGGTGCGCACGAGCGGCTGAGATGCCCACCGTCCTCACGAGGATCACTGATCTAACTGGCGGCGAGTGGAGCCCCACGCTCGCCGGCCGCGTCGACCTCGAGCGCTACCATCGCTCCTGCCGGCGCCTCGAAAACTACCTGCTGCTCCCCGAGGGCGGGGCCACGCGCCGGCCCGGGACGCGCTACGTGGCCACCGCGGCCGGCTTCTGCGTCCTGCGCCGCTGGGAGTTCAGCGCGACCGACAGCTACATCCTCGAAATCAGCGCGGGGAAGATTCGCTTCTTCACG